ACTACGGCATGGAGCTGCTGGAGAACGCCAAGCCCCAGCTGGTACACAACCAGTTTGCGGCTACAAAGGGCTTGCCCACCGGCGGCGGCAAGACCGTGGAGTGGCGTAAGTTTGGCGCGTTTGACAAGGCGCTGACACCGCTGACCGAGGGTGTGACCCCCGACGGCAGCGGCATCTCCGTCAGCTACATCACAAAGGAGCTGGCGCAGTACGGCGACTACACCACCGTGTCCGATATGCTGGATCTGACGGCTATCGACGACGTGGTGCTGGAAATCACCGACCGCCACGGCGCGAACATGGGCCTGACGCTGGACACGGTGACGCGCAACGAGATCCAGCAGGGCAACCAGGTCATCTATGCGCCCAAGCTGGGCGCAAACGGCGCAAAGACCGAGGTGACAAGCCGCGCCGAGCTGGACAGCAGCTGCAAGATGACCAGCGAGCTGGTGGCCAAGGCCGCCACCCAGCTGAAGAAGATGAACGCGCCTACCTTTGACGGCAAGTACGTGTGCATCATCCACCCCAGCGTGGCCTTTGACTTGCGCCAGGACGAGGCGTGGATCGCCGCACACCAGTATGCCGCCGCTACGGAGCTGTTCTCCGGCGAGATCGGCGAGCTGCACGGCGTGCGCTTTGTGGAGACCACGGAGGCCAAGATCTACCGCGGTACGGATCTGGCGCAGGACAGCCGCACGCTGCTGGTGAACGGCGCGGTGGTGGACGACACGGAGGTGGCCTTTGACGGCGGCACGGTGGCCGCCGGTGCGCTGGCGGGCCGCTATGTGAAAATCGGCACCAACCGCGTCAAGGTGGTGAGCAACACCGCCAGCAAGATGGTGGTGAGCACCAGTGTCACCGTGTCGGACAACGCGGTGATCCAGCCTGCCGAGGGCGGCAAGGACGGCTGTGCCGTGTACGGCTGTCTGTTCATCGGTAAGGGCGCTTACGGCGTGGTGGATCTGAGCGAGGGCACGGAGGTCATTGTGAAGCCCCGCGGCAGCTCCGGCACGGCTGACCCGCTGGATCAGCGCTCCAGCGTGGGCTGGAAGGGCGTACACGCCGCGGCTATCCTGTACGACGAGTACATGGTGCGCGTGGAGTGCGGCTCCAGCTACTCCGGCGAGGACAAGGCCAACTGAGGACAGGCCCGGGCGCTCCCCCTGCGGGGAGTGCCCGGACGGTCAAATAGTCTGCCATTGTGAGCCAGTGGTCACGCCGGCGCGGCAATACGCTCCCAAAACAAGGGGCTTTTGCGGTTTGGGCGGATTTGCAGTTTTGAGAATACGGATTCCCACGGCGCTTCGCGCCTCGGAATGACAGGAATTTGGGATAACGGACGATACGAAAGGAGAAGGGTGCTATGAAGGAGAAAATGGTGAAGATCCTGCTGCCGCGTGGCAGAAAGAACGAGGAGAACTTCGTGATCGTGTCCGTCAACGGGCGGAGCTGGAAGATCATGCGGGGCGTGGAGGTCAGCGTGCCGGAGTATGTGGCGGAGGTGCTGGAGAATGGCCGCATGATGGCGGAGACGGCACGGCGCTACGTGGACGAGCGAGCTTCCTGAGGTGGCCGGGATGGCGAAGGTGAAGGCCAAGGAAGTGCTGGCCCGGGTGGACGCGCTGCTGCCCAATGGGTACACCGAGGCGGAGAAGCTGCGGTGGCTGGGCCAGGCGGAGGGGTTCGTGCTGCGGGAGCTGCGGGGCGCGGACGGCGCGCTGCCGGAGGTGGCGAAGGAGACGGAGCTGACGGCGGAGACACCCTATGACGAGATGTATCGGTACTATGTGGAGGCGCAGGTACACTACGCCAACGGCGAAACGGCGCGGTACAACAACGCGGTGAGCCTGTGGAACAACGGGTTTCTCACGTACAGGGACTACTGCTGCCGCAGGGAGACGCCGGAGGGGCGGGCGAAGGCACTGCGGCTGTGTTAGGAGGTGCGGAGGGATGTTTTTTCCGAAGCTGAAGGCGCAGAGCCGCCAGCGGCTGGCGGTGGAGCAGTTCCCGGGATTGGATCGGCGGCCCGGCAGCGGCGCGGGCTGTATGTGGGACATGAAGAATCTGTGGAGCGGCGGCTATCCGGCGCTGGAGGTGCGGCCCAAACGCAGCGTGATGGCATCGCTGACCAAGCCTCACGGCTTTTTGGGCCGGGAGGCGCTGGTGTGGGTGGACGGCACGGCGCTGTATATCAACGGGGCGCAGACCGAGCCGGTGCTCACAGACGGGGACAAGCGGCTGGTAAACATGGGCGCGTATCTGCTGATATGGCCGGACAAGGTGTATATCAACACGCGGGATTTCTCCGACTGGGGAAGTCTTGAGAACACAAGACAGACCAGCGGTGAGGTGACGTTTACCCTGTGCGACAGGGACGGCGCGGCACTGGGGGACTATACGGTGCGGACGTATGCGCCGGGTGAGCCGGAGACGGGGGATCTGTGGCTGGACACCAGCAGGCCGGAGTGCGTGATGCGGCGGTACGACGGCAGCGCGTGGCTGGAGGTGGAGAATGTGTGTACCAAGGTCAGCGCGGCCAACATCGGGAGAGGGTTCTCCGCCGGGGACGGCGTGACGCTGTCCGGGTGCGGGTCTTCGGAGGTGAACGGGCTGCACGTATTGCAGGCGGTGGGCAACGATTGGCTGGTAGTGCCGGCGCTGTGCCGGACGCTGGACAGTCAGACCGCCGTGGTGACGGTGCTGCGTACCGTGCCGGATATGGACTTTGTGGTGGAGCAGGGAAACCGGCTGTGGGGCTGCAAGTACGGTATCGTCAACGGCGAGGCGGTGAATGAGATCTACGCCTGCAAGCTGGGGGACTTTCGGAACTGGAACAGCTTTGCGGGGCTGAGCACCGACAGCTACGCAGCGGGCAGAGGCTCGGACGGGCCGTTTACCGGGGCGGCGGTGTGTCAGGGCGGCGTGGTGTTCTTCAAGGAGAACTGCATGGAGCGGGTGTATCCCGCCGCAGGGGGAGGACATCAGATCGTGACCGTGGCGTGCAACGGCGTGAGGAAGGGCGCGGGCGGTACGGTGGCCGTGGCGGACGGCGCGGTGTATTACCTGGGGCTGGACGGCGTGTACGCCTTTGACGGCAGCGTGCCGGTGTGCGTGTCGCGGCAGCTGGGCGAGAAGCGGTACGTGGGCGGCGTGGCCGGCGGCGAGAGCGGAAAATACTGGCTGGCGGCCAAGGACAGCGCCGGGACGTGGGAGCTGCTGGTGTACGACACGGCGCGGAAGCTGTGGCACAAGGAGGACGGGCAGGAGCTGATGGCGCTGTCGCGGTACGGCGGGGCGATGATGCTGCTGCGCCGGGACGGGACGCTGGTGGACACCAGCGGGACATACGGCACGAAGGAGACGCAGGTAGAATGGAGCGCCGAGACGGGCGACCTGGGCCTGTATACGCCGGAGCATAAGTATCTGGAGCGGCTGGAGCTGCGGCTGGAGCTGGAGAGCGGCGCGGCGGCGGAGGCGTATGTGTGCTATGACGGCGGCAGCACCTGGGAGAAGGCGGGCAGCGTGGCCGGGGACGGGCGCGTGGGCGGCTATGTGATGCAGGTAAGGCCGCGGCGCTGCGGACATCTGCGGCTGAAGCTGACAGGCAGCGGCGGCTGCCGCCTTTACGGCGCGTCGGCGGTGTATGAGAAGGGGAGTGACGGGCCATGAGCACGCTTCCCATGCCGATGACACCGGCGGGCAGCTTGCAGGAGCAGGTGACGCAGCAGTATGCGTATTTGGTGCAGATGGCCCAGCAGCTGAATTTGGCGCTGGGGCAGTTAGAGGAGAGTACGGGCGGCGGCATGGGACTGGCCTCCGCCCGCCGCCAGGCGGCCAGCCGGATGGGCGGCAGCACCACAGACAAGGCGGAGCAGCAGTATGAAACGCTGCGGAGCATGATCATCAAGACGGCGGCGCAGGTGGAGAAGTCCACCCAGGAGCTGACGGCGCAGATGAAGGAGCGCTATGTGGCATCGTCGGACTTCGGGCAGTATATCGCCGGTCTCAGTGCCTATCTGGAGGCCAACCCGGCGGCGCTGACACAGTATTACAGCTTCGTGTCCGATCTGAAGACCAACGTGGAGGCGGTGGACGCAGCCTTTTCCCACTATAAGGTGGACACGGAGGGATATATCCGAACGGGCATCGTGTACTACGACGATGGTGTGCCGGTGTACGGCGTGGCGGTGGGACAGGGACTGACGTGCCGGGAGGTGGACGGCGAGAAAGTGGTGGAGCAGAGCAACTTCCGGGCGGTGTTCACCGCCACGCGGCTGTCGTTCTGGCAGGATGCCACGGAGGTGGCCTACGTGTCCAACAACCGGCTGTATATCACCAACATCACGGTGCTGGGCGGTATCACCATGGGGAAATGGAGCATCGGCACGGCGGAGGACGGGCTGGTGTTCCGATGGATAGGAGCGTGACGGGATGAGCTATATCACACTGGACAGCATCCGATGGGGCGGCGTGCCGCAGATCGGCGTCAGCTTCGGCTATGAGAGCCAGCGGTCGGGCAGCAGTATGCAGTACCGCATCTGGGTGACGATAGACCCGCTGACGGGGGCTTCCTACTTCGGGTATCCCATCTATCTGTCGGTGTACGTGGACGGCAGCGGCGTGACCAGCGGGTACACCATGAAGGCGGCCTCGCCCAACCGCTGGAGCAGCGCCATCACCTATAACAGCGGCTGGGTGACGGTGACGGGGTACGGCAGCTATGTGCCGCTGAGTATACGGCTTTACAGCGGCTCGGGCTCGAGTCGTGATGACAGCTACAGCTATACGCTGCCGGTGGAGCGGGTGGAGAGCATCGGGGACTTCACCCTGACGGCGGGAAATGCCACCATGGGACAGACCGGGACGCTGACGCTGACCAGGCCGGGATACGGGTACAGCTGCCAGTTCTCCTATACGTTCGGCGGGGTGACGGAGACGCTGGGCAGCGGGACTTTGCAGACGGTGAGCAGCAGCGAGGGCCGGGCGGTGTATCAGTGGACCGTGCCCACCAGCCTGATGACACGCATTCCCAACGCCACATGGGGCAGCGGTACGATGACGGCCAAGATATACGGCGGCGGGTCGTATATCGGCAGCGTCAGCGACACGTTTACGCTGTACGTGCCGGACAGCGTCAGGCCGGAGGCCGCCGTGACCACCACGGTGGTGAACGACAATGCGGTATTGCAGGGCTGGGGGCTGTGCGTGCAGGGCATGAGCCGGGTGCAGTATGCCGTTTCCGTGACGCTGAAGGGCGGCGCATCGCTGGCGGACTGTCAGTTCCGATTGGCGGGCGAGGCGCGAAGCGGCACTTCGGGGACGGTAGGGCCGCTGGGTGGCAGCGGCGTGCAGGTGCCCCGGGTGACGGTGACGGACAGCCGAGGCAGGGCGGAGACGGTGTACGGCAGCAGCATCCGGGTGTATGAGTACCGTCCGCCGGTCATCACCGCCTCGGCGGCGGTGCGGTGCAGTGCCAGCGGCACGGAGCAGGACGACGGCGCGTATCTGAAGGTACGGTGCGCGGCTACCTGCTCCATGCTGGCGGGGCAGAACGAGGTGACGACACGGGTGCGTTATCGGGTCATGGGCGGACAGTGGAGCGCGTATACCACGCTGCTCAACGGCGCGGAGACCATTATCGGCGGCGGGCTGGAGGCATCGCGGGCCTATGAGGTGGAGCTGCGTGCCGAGGACACGGTGGGCACGGTGCGGACGGTGCGGTACACGGCGGCCACGAAGCAGGTGACGGTGCATCTGCGGAGCGGCGGCAAGGGCCTGGCGCTGGGTAAGTACGCGGAGACGGAGGCGCTGGAGTGCGCGTGGCCGGCGGTGTTCTACGGCGATGTGGCGGTGTCCGGCAGCTTGAAGGTCAACGGCGCGGCGGTGGAGGAGAGGCTGTTCCCGGTGGGGAGCGCGTATCTGACGGCTACGGCTGCCGCGCCGGAGCTGCCGGGGACGTGGCAGCAGGTGCAGGCGGGCCTGAGCGGCGTGTACGTCTGGCGGCGCACGACATGAGAAAGGGGAGAAGAAACAATGGCATCAAAGTATACCATGGTGGCCTACGGCTCACAGGGCGGCGCGGTGAAGCAGCTGCAGAGCGAGCTGAACAAGAGAGGGTATCAGCTGGACGAGGACGGTATTTACGGCAAAAAGACGAAGGCGGCGGTGCGGGACTATCAGAAAAAGAGTGGGCTGACGATGGTGGATGGCATCGCGGGGGACGAGACGTGGGGCAGTCTGCTGTCCGCCCCCACCATGGCGGAGCAGCAGGCCGCGGAGCAGGCGGCTGCCGCCGCGGCGGCGGAGGCGGCTCGTCCTGAGGCACGGGTGACGGAGAGCACGGCGCGGAAGCTGGCGGAGCTGGAGAGGGGCTATCAGCCGTCGGAGGACGTGGCGGCGGCCAGGGCCTATCGGGACAGCGTGGTGGCCATGCAGCCGGAGGACTATACCTCAGGCTTTGAGGCCCGATTGCAGGAGCTGTACGACCAGATCGCGGGCCGGGAGGCGTTTTCCTACGACCCGGAGGAGGACGAGATGTATAAGCGCTACGCCAGGCTGTACGCCGCCCAGGGCGCGGCGGCCATGGAGGACACCATGGGGCAGGCGGCGGCGCTGACCGGCGGGTACGGCTCAAGCTACGCCCAGGCGGTGGGACAGCAGGCCTACGACCGCTATCTTGGTGAGCTGGCATCTCTTGTGCCGGAGCTGCGGCAGGCGGCGCTGGCGGAATATACCCAGGAGGGGAAGGCGCTGACGGATCGGTACGGGCTGCTGCGGCAGCAGGAGAGCGCGGCGTATGACCGCTGGCAGGACACGGTGGCCCAGTGGCAGAAGGCGCTGGCCCAGGCGCAGTCGGAGTATGACGACACGGCGGCGCAGGACGCGAAGTCGTATCAGACCATGCTGAAGCATTACCAGGACAAGGCGGAGCAGGAGCGGAAGCTCAGTGCCGGCGGTGCAAAGCTGGAGGAGAGCGGCTATACGGCGGACACGGGGAAGGAGAGCCTGAGCAGTACGGCGGCGGAGAGCTTGCAGCGGGCTGTGGGGAACTATCTCAAAAGCGGCAGGGAGGACGCGGCCCAGGCGCTGTGGCAGCGGTATGCCGGGCGTATGACGCCGGTGCAGCGCCAGCGGTTCGAGACGCTGTTCGCGGGCTATGGCCGCAGCGCGGGACTGTAAGCCCCAGCGGGGCGACGGGGAAAAATAGGTTGCAAACAGGGGCGGCGTATGGTATCATGGCATGAGTATCTTACATAGCGGCGGTGACGCCGCGGCGGCTTTTCGGAGAGACAGAAGCCGTTGGAAAGGAGCAATCATGAAGATCAAAGCGCAGCTTCCGCGCCGCCTGGCGCTGCTTTTGGCCATCCTGACGCTGGCATCCGCCGTACTGGTGGGGTGCGGCAAGACGACGGACGACGACCCTACGCC